TAACCCACCTAAGGAAAATCTACGAAGGAGACAGCAAAGACGCCCAATGGCTCCTCACGCATTCTCCCCATTGGCGGCGTAACTGGTCCGACAATGCTGCGGCGCAACGTGCAGTGCAACGGCAGATGGATGGGGTCGTTGCAGCAATCGAAGCCGCGCAATCCCTGACCACCGAACAGAAGCACGACCTGCTGCTGCACATGCAGGCCCGCGGCCTCGGCAGCAACCTGGTGCCGGCGGACGCGGACGTTGAGGGCTGACCCGCTCGCGGCAGCCATCGCGCGGCAGAAGCTGGCGCTCAAACGATCGCAACCTGCAACCGCGGACGTCTACCGCAAGTCGCTTGGCGACTACATCTGCGACGTCTGCCCATCCTTCCCCTGGACAGGCCACACCACGCGCCTGGTAGGGATCGGGCAACGGATTGTCGATGGTGAGATCCCCCGGGCGATCGTTGAGCTCCCCCCGCGGCACTACAAGAGCACGATCTTCTCGCGCTTCGTCCCCGGCTACTTCCTCCGCCGCAATCCCGACAAAACCTTCGGCCTCGGTGCACACAACCAGACCCTGGCGTCGGAGTTTTCGGAGGCGGCTCGCAACTACTACGTCGCCTCCGGCGGCATCCTCAGTTCTTCGACCAGCGGGAAGGAGCGCTGGAAGACCGGCGGCGGCCTGGGCGGGATGTGGGTCGCCGGCGTCGGCTACGGCACCGGCCTCCCCGCCGACTTCCTCGGCGTCGACGACCCCATCAAGGGCCGGGAGGAGGCCGAGTCGGCCGCTTACCGCCGCCGGCTCTACAACTGGTGGTCGACGGTCCTCAACACCCGGGAGGAACCGGGCGGCATCAAGCTCATCACCCACACCCGCTGGAGCGAGGCGGATCTGATCGGCTGGCTGCTGAAGCAGGTCGAGGAGCTCGATCGTGAGGGCCACGGCGATGCGGCCGAACCCTGGCACGTGATCAGCATGCCGATCATCGCCGAGCCGATCATCAAACCGCTGCCGCGCCTCGTCACCCGCGAGACTGACGACCGGCTGCCGGGGATGGCCCTGGACCCCACCCGCTACGACGAGGAGTGGGCGCGGAAGAAGAAGCTCAACACCCCCGACCGCGACTGGGAAGCGCTCTACCAGCAGCGGCCGAGCGCTGGCGAAGGCACGGTGTTCAAAGCCTCCACCTTCCGCTATTTCGTCACAGAGGAGCGGATGCGCGACGGCGAGCCGTCCGATCTCATCCTCCCGAAGCACTTCATCCGCCGGGTCTGCTCGGTCGACTGCAACTTCAAGGACACCCCAGGCACCGACATGGTGGCCTTCACCCTTTGGGGGCAGAACGATGTCGGGATGTGGCTGCTGGACATGATCAACCAGCTCCTCGACTTTCCCACCACGGTCGACACGATCCGCGCGATGGCGCCGGTCTGGAAGTTCGATGAGCTGCTGGTGGAGGACAAGGCGAACGGCAGCGCGGTGATCTCCACCTTCAAGCGCGAAGCCATTGACTACCTGCTGCATGAGTGCAATCCCATCGGCGGGAAGGAAGCACGGGCCAACGCAGCGTCGGTGGAATTCAAGAATGGCCGCGTGATCTTTCCCCGCCATGCCCCCTGGCTGCCGGAATACACCGGCCAGATTCTGAAGTTCCCCGCCGACGACTACGACGACCTCGTTGATAGCACCACTCAGGCCCTAAACTATGTCGCGGGGTCTGGTCAGATGACCGTTACAACAGTCGCCTGGGGGCACAGTGCCGAGCCGGTCAACGACGACGACGACGAAGAATTCTGAGGCGAAGCGGCAGCCACGATCACGACCGCAACCGCCAGCGGCATTGCCGCCAGCGCTCGGCTCCTTTCCACCGCCAACGGCGCACAGCGAGCAGATGGCGGTCGACAACCGCATGCTCGCGATGGACATCGCCAACCGCTTTGCACGCTCCAGCGGGATGCCGGTGGCCGACCTCGAAACGCCAGCGTGGGTGGGCCTGCTCAAGGCCTGCAGGCCCTACGACCCGGAGAAGATCAACCCACACACCGGAAAGCCCTACGCCCTGAGCAGTTTCGCGGTCCCGTACATCCGCTGGGCGATGAAGCAGCACGTCAGAGACCGCACCTTCGCGGTGAAGTTCCCCCACCGCTGGCGCGAGCTCGGCCCCAAGGTCCGCCGGCTCCATGCCACCGGGATGACGGCGGCCCAGGTGCATGCGGCGATCCAGCCCGCACCCGGCGTCACGGTCGAGGAGGTGGAGGAGATCCTCGCCGCGATGCGCGGCACCGTCGAGCTGGACTTCGACCACCACGGCCAGCCGGCCACCGAGCGGCTGGAGGTGGAGGAGGAGGACGAGCGCGGCGCCCTGTTGTTCGAGCGCGCCATCGCCCTCGGCATCTCCGCCCTGGCGGAGGTGTGCCGATCGGATCAGGAGACCATCAGGGCCTATTGGGGGGACAGTCGCCGCAACCCCTACCCATCGGGGCCCTTCCAGCAGTTCCGGATGCGCGTCCGCGAGCTGGTCGGCGCTGGCAACGCCCCCGGGGGGCTGGAGCTCATGCCGCTGGGGTTCGAGGTGTTGACGGTTGTTGGTGTTCCTCCGCGCCCTCGGCGGCGATCCAACGCTCACACCAGGCGGACGGCTGCCGAGTTGACGGCGGATGCAGAGCAGCAGGATCTGTTTGGCATGGCCTTCGAGCCGGAGGAGAGCGAAGGGGAACCCTGAGCCCCCATGGGGCTCGATGCTGCAAGAGCAGCTTCCTGCTGACACCCCAAAGGGCCAAAGGCAGGCGTTTCATTTCTCCCCGTCCAACCGAGGCGAAGGTGTTGCCAATGGTGGCAACTGCCGGAAACCGGATTCAAGAATGAAGCCGGCGAGACTGGAGAGAGTCCGACCTTCGGATGCGGCCCGATCGCGCAAGGCGGTTGCCAACGCGGCCGGGACAACAACCTGGATACGGATTCCCTCAGCCATGGTCCGATGGTAGTAGGATTAGGCGCAGATAGCAAGATGCCGTGCGCACCATTGAGTTTGGACTTTACCCGACCCGCGCCCAGGAGCAGCAGCTTGATGCCTGGCTGCTGCTGCACCGCCGGATCTGGAACTACGGTCTCGCCCTGCTGCAAGAGCTGCAGGCGTTCAGCGCCTACGACAAGGGCAGCAAGGCCCGCGTGCCCTGCTGCCCGGTGCCGTGGGAGTACCGCTGGCAGAAGGGTGCGGACGATGAGTGGCAGGCGATTCCGTTCAGCACCATTCGCACCCATCGGCGTGCCGGCCAGAGTTGTCCGATCCCTCAGCAGTGGCGGGAACCGCGGCTGGGCAACGACAGTGCGTTTGGATTAGGAGCATTTTTCGCCAAGAAGAACCACCCCAACTGGCCTGCGCTGCAGGGCTGCCCCACCACGCTGATCCGCGGCACCCTCGCCGCCTTGGCCACCAGTTGGGCGGAGTACCGAAAGGGAAAGCGCAAGATGCCGCGTTTCAAGTCAGCACGGTTCCCGATCACAACCCTCAGCGATCCCGACTGCAAGCGGACTGCGAAGGTAGATGGCGACACCGTGAAGCTACCGGTGTTGGGGAAGATGCGAATCCGTGGGAACCGGAATCACCGGCGGTGGCCGGCCGATCGCGTCGTCTGCACCTACCGGCTGCAGCGTGAGCCCTCCGGATGGTTCCTGCTGCTGGTGGGTGAAGCCCCTGATCCTTCCGTGCGGGCAACATCGCTTGCGGTTGGTATCGATGCCGGCATCGCCCACACGCTCACGACCAGCACCGGAAAGCACATTGACGGCCCTGCCGCCCTGGCGGCGGCCCTGCGGAAGCTGGAGCGCCTCCAGCAGCAGATGGCCCGGCAGGAGAAGGGCGGGGCGAACTGGCGGAAGACCGTCGAGAAGATCAAGCGCCTGCACGAGCGGATCCGGCGGACGCGGAAGCTGTTCGCCCACAAGACCACGACCTACCTCCTGCGCACCTATGGGACGGTGGCAATCGAGGACCTGAAGGTGGCGAACATGGTCCGGCGGCCGGCCCCCAAGCCCGCAGAGGATGGCCAGGGGTTCCTCCCCAACCAGGCAAAGGCGAAAGGCGGCCTCAACCGCTCGATGCACGATGCAGGATTGGGCCAGCTCTGCGCGATGCTGGAGGCGAAGGGTGCCGAGCGCGGGCGCACGGTGGTGCGCGTTGACCCGCGACACACCAGCCAGTCATGCCCGGCGTGCGGAGTGATCGACAAAGCCAGCAGGCTGAGCCAGGAGGTGTTCCGCTGCACGAGTTGCGGGCACACCATGAACGCCGACCACAACGCGGCGGTGAACATCCTGCGGCGTGCGGTGCCCGACGCAAAGGTGCCGATGGCGCCGGCACCACTGGTGAGCGGAGCCCATCAGCTGGTGGCGATCAGCGCTCCGGTGGTTGAGGTCGAACGGAGAGCACGGGTGCCGCGGCGGCTGGCGAGCGATCCGGCGGCGCAACTGGTGTTGTTTTGAGTGGGAACAGGCTATGATGTGGGAGTCGCCTGGGTTGGACCGGGAGACACAAAACGCCTGCCCCTGGCCGCATTGTCGGTGCCAGCAGGAAGGCCATTCGTGGCCATCTGGGCCCATGGGGCCCATCTCCCACGACAACCATGTGTCCGGCCCATGCGGGCATGGGGGCAACAGCGACAACATCAACCGGGAACCCTGATCGAAGAACCGGTCGGGAAAGTCGGGGTCAATGTCGCTGCAGAAGATCACGCACCCGGTTTCCGACCCGAACCTGCCTTCGTTCGTGCATCCGGTGCTGGCCGATGTGATCGACGAACTGCGGATGACGCAGGAATGCTGGGATCTGCTGCGGAAGGTGAAACAGAAGCACCTGCCGAGGGAGCCGAAGGAGCCTCTGAAGGCCTACGAACTGCGGGTGCTGCGCTCCAGCTACCCATCGTTCTTCCGCGATGCGGTGGTCAGCTACGCCGGTGCGTTGTCGCGCTTCGAACTGCGCGATGCGCCACCGCTGCTGGTGCAGAACTCAAGCGCGATCGACGCTGCCGGCAACAG